GTTACAGGCAGAACGATTGCAATTAATTATTCAAGTGGTGTGCCCACTTTGATAACAAGAAATCCAGATTTAAAACAAAAAACAAATGCAATTAATGGTTTTAATAATGGACAAATTACTGCTTTAATTATTAATCAATCTGGATCAACTGGAATTTCATTACACGCTGCGGAAAAATTTAAAGATAAAAGCAGAAGGCATATGATTATTGCTCAAGCTGATCTTAACATTGATGTTCATATGCAAACATTAGGTAGAGTATTGCGTACTGGTCAAGTAATAACGCCTATATATTCACAGTTGATGGCTGATATCCCAGCTGAAATGCGACCAGCTGCTGTGTTGTTAAAGAAAATGGCTTCTTTAAATGCTAATACTACGGCTTCTCGTAAGTCTGCTGTAACGGCTGAAGGTACTGTTGACTTTATGAATGATTACGGTGGACAAGTAGCTCAAGAATTTATTAATGATAATCCAGATGTTTATAAAGCTTTTGGTGGACAATTATTTACAATGCAAATAAGAGAAAATCCAGCACAAGGTATTGAAGAAGATATTCGCAAACTTACTGGTTACATTCCTATTCTTCCACTCAAACAACAGGAAGAAATTTATAAAGATTTGATTGAACGCTATAACGATTTGCTTGAGCGTGAAAATAGCATGGGAACCAATAAGCTAGAAGCTAAAGCTCTTGATCTTGATGCTGAAACAATATCTTCTACCCCAATTACTGAAGGTAAAGGTGATTCTTTATTTGCTCAACCTGCTTATATGGAACAGATCGATGTAAAAAGAACGGTCAAACCATATTCCAAAAAAGAAGTTGAAGAATTGGTAGAAAAAAATTTAAAGGGTAAAACAGCAACTGAATTTTCAAAAGAACTTGCAGCAGATTTAAAAGAAAGAACACTAACATATTCGAAAGAAATGTTATCTAAATTAAAAGAATCTGGTACAGATGAAGTAAAAATTCAGAATGAAGTAGATCAGTTAAATGTACGATATAACAAAATTACAACTATATTATCTTCTTATAAAGTTGGTACGCCAATTTCTGTAAAAAATATGTTGGATCAAATTTTTTATGGTGTTGTTATTAACATTGAAAACAAAAAAAGAACTAAAGATCCAACAATGGGATCTGATTGGAAGATGACTATTGCGATGGCAAATGGTGAATCTAAATCCTACAATATTAATTTTAGACAAGTTGGTGGTACAAGCACATTAAGGCAAGAAACCGATAATGTAAGTTGGTATAACCCTGAAACTCAAAAAGGTGAGTACATTCCTTTATTAGATATGTTTGATAAAGGTGCAACACAAAAGCGTGAGAAACGCTGGATTGTTACAGGAAATATTTTGGCTGGTTATGCCGCAGTAGAAAATCAAGGTCAAATTATTTCGTACAAAAAAAATGATGGTACGACTGGTCAAGGCATATTAATGAGTCGTGATTATGACTTTGAAAAAGCCCAGCGTGATGCACCGATTAAAATTAAAAATGCTGATGATGCTATCCAGTTTATGGAAGAAGCTAATGGCACGATTGGTACGCCTGATAAAGCTTTACAAATTAACAAAAATGGTAGACGTATTCAATTTAATACGCCAAGCTCTAAAAAAGTTGGTGGTACTTACTTCCTTGATCCTCGGTTAACAAAGTTAGTTGGTGACTTTTATAAGTCAGGTAGCGTAATGTATGCCTATACCTACGATGAGGATGTAGCTAAGAAAGCGATTGATTATTTACTCAATGATAAAGGTGAAACATTAATTGCTCTTAACCAAAGAGAGCAAGCAAGAAAGATGTTTGAGCCAGCTGTTCCGACAAATGTTATTAAATTTGTTCCAAATGAAAAAGTAGCAGATGCTCGTAAACGTATCCATGATGAGCAAATAGCTGAGTATAAAAAGTTACGTCAACGCTCTGCCCATATCATGAAGAAGGTAGCCCAGGGCGAAATGAATATTGGCTATCAGCGTGAGCTATCTCGTTTGTTAGAAGCGACTAGCGATTTAAAACAAGATATTAAATTGACTACGCCTAAGAACAATACTCCAGAGCATTTCATGAAGAAAGCATTGGAAGAGTTTACTAAAAAAAACATTAGTCAAGAAACATTAAATGTTATTAAATATGTATACGACAGAACACCAGCTTTATTAAGTGGCATTAAGTTATCAGTTCGCACCAGCGAAGGTGGTACTGCAATTGGTAATTACAATCCATTTACAACGCTTGTCACTTTATTCAAGGGTGAAGGTGGCATGAATCCTGTAACGATTCGTCATGAACTTACGCATACGTTAGAGAACATGATGTCTCCAGAGACTCGTCAAGCGATTGTAGACTCCTGGAAAAATGCTTTAGAGGCTGCTATTAAAAAGAATACAGATGAAGTTCATGTTAAATACTTTAATGCTGTATTAGATTTCATTGAGAATCCATCAAAAGAAACGGCTGATAAAGCTTCTGAATTATGTCCAAGCATGGATATGTATCAGTATCTAAACCCATCTGAATACTGGGCAGTTAACGCTGAGAAATTGTTTGCTGCAAAAATGGGAACTCCTTGGAATCGTTTTGTACAGTTTGTTAAACAGTTGTTTGAAGGACTCAAAGCCGTTCTTGGATTTAATAATACCTACCCAATATACAAAGCATTCAATGATTTAATCAAAGGCGAGACACCAAGAGATCATAAGATGATGCTTGTGGATTATGTTACCAAAGGTAAAGTGAAGTTAGACTTTATTAATAATATTCAAGATACAGATAACCTATTGGCTAAACATCAACGTAATGATGCGCCATTAGCAACATCAAATACCAACGTAGATAAGCTATTAGGTGGCATTCAAGAAGCGAAGAATACAGCTGCGAAGATGGTAGATTCTCCACGATTGGCTGTAAACAATATGGTTGGTAATGTAGATCGAGGTTTATTGGCTTTCCGAGTTAACAATGCTGACTTTACTGCTGGTTTAACGGCTGCCGATGCCGAGCGTTATGGTCGACTGTTAACTGATGGAGAAGGTCGTGCTATTGCTTCTGTGGCAATGAACCAAGCTCTCAAAGCTGCTCGTATTGGTACACAAGTTATTCTGCAAGGTAAGTTGGTCTTTGATCCAGTTACACAGATGTTTAGAGCTGTTCAAGATAAATTTTCAATGGCAAATATTATTAAGCTCAAACATCAATTAGAAAAACAAATTGGTGCTCAACGTGCTGCGAATGTTATCCAAGCTTACTTTGAAGCCAAGCGATCAAAGAGTATTGTTCAAGAATACTTAGACCGTGAAGCTCATTTAGAAGATTTATTGACTGAACAGTTGAACCCTGATACGGCAGCTGATCGTCAATTAAATTTAATTAATGAGATTGAGGATGCTAGAGTTGAATTAAAGAACATTGGTATCGCTTTACAGAAAGTCAATATGACTGATGAAGCCATTCAAGATTTCATTAATTTGGAAAAAGAATACCCAGAGCTGAAAGAAATGATGCAGAACTGGAACTCTGTTAACAAGAACATGATTAACATGATGGAACAGTCGCATATTATTAGTAAGAAACGTGCTGACACATTACGCAAGATTGAAGATTATGTTCCTTGGCAACGTATTCAAGATGAGCAAACTGATCCACATACGCCAATCTATGGCTCTAAGGGTGTAAGAAATGTAGCCAGAGAAGCTCGTTTCAAAGAAGGTAAAGTAACGGCTGACATTGATAACATTGTGGATAACATGCTTCACAATGTCATGACAACAACTCGTAACTCAATTAAAAACTATGCTGCAAATCGTATTGCCCAGCAGTATGGTGAGCGTAATGAGAAGGGTAAACTCAAAGTTTATCCAGCTGAAGACTTTAGCAAAGGTATTGTGAAAATCCTTGTCAACGGTAAAAAGGTAAACATTCGAATTGTTGATCCGTTAATTGCACGATCTGTTATTGGTATCGAACATATTGAGATCCCAATGAATGAGATTCTTTCATTCTTTGCCAATGGATTGCGTAGGTCGATTACTTTCTCTGGTGTATTCCAGATTAAACAGTTATTCATGGATGCTCCTACGGCTGCCCTTGTAACTGGCGTAAAGAATCCAATAGCTTTATATGGTGGCGTGTTTGGTTCATTCATTAAAGGTTTAACCCAGAATGATCCGATTGTTCAAATATTAAAGTCACATGGTATTGGTGGTTATCACTCAGCTGCGAGAACGGCAGAGCATCAATATAAACAGGAGATTGGATTACTGAATCAATCTGCTATAGCAAAAGCTTCTAAGATTCTCGATCAGATTGCTGATGCTTCTGACTTTGCCCAGCGTAGAGCAGTATATAACCGTGTTATGAAAGAAACAAAGGGCGATCAACGAGCTGCGATTTTGGCTGCAACTAACGTCATTGATTTTGATAAGCGTGGTTACGGCAGGACTGCACAGTTTTTAAACCGTACGATTGCGTTTATGAATGCGTATGCCCAGCAGATTGATGTACTTACCCAGGCGTTAGCATTTAATCCTAGTGGTGGTCTCAGAGGAGTTGATCGTGGTACAGCAATGTCAAGATTAGCTGTGGCTGCTGGTTTGCTGTCGGTTACTTGTTTAATGTATTCAATGGCTGTTGGTGATGATGACGAATATAAGAAGATGGATGATCAAACAAAGATGCGTAACTTTGTAATTCCTCGTTCTCTTATGAGGCAAATTGGCTACGACCATACATTATTAATACCAATGCATACGTCTGCCAGTTATTTCTTTAAGTCTATCCCTGAAATGCTTTACAACAAGATTACTAAAGAAGGAACAAAAGATGCAATTGACAATACCAGATTGCGTAAAGCATTAAAAGAAGGTGCGATTGATGCATTGCTTGGACCTCTTGGCTCTGGTCCGATACCAACTGGTATCAAACCATTTGCTGAAATTGCAGTTAACCATGACTTCTTTACAGGTGGTAATGTTACGCCACAAGGTATGAAGAATCTTGAAGCATTCAAACAATACAATATGAATACTTCTGAGCTTGGCAAGTGGTTTAGTGCTGCAAGTTTAAGAGCGTTAAACCCAATGGAAGCTGATCATTTGTTGCGTGGATTAGGTGGTTCTGTGGCTGCAATAGCGATGTATGGCTCTAATTTACTGTCAGGTAATAGAGTTGGTGCAGAAGAACGTAATAATCCTCTGTATGGCTCGTTTATTGCTCCTGAAGTTCCTCGTGGCAGAGAAGACTTGTTCTATGATTTACAGCAACGTAGTGATGTAGCAATGGGTACTTACCGTAATCTTGTAAAAAATGATCAGGCAGAAGGTAGAGAATACTTTAAGCGTAATGAAGGATTGATCAAAGCTTACGGATTTACTGAAGCTGCGAGTAGAGAGCTGCAAGATATCAATTCTCAAATTCGCAGGATTGCTGAAAACAAAAAGCTTGATGAAAAAGAAAAACTTTTTCAAATTAATTTCTTTAAACAGAAAAAAGAAATGGTTTTGGAACAAACGATTCGATTTAGGAAGTCAGCTGGATTGTAACCATCCCTTTTACTTCATCAGAAAAGACAAACATCGGCCAGAATTGTTTGTCATTCACCTTTAAAGCATCAGCCACTCCATCTAATCCAGCTTTAATGCTGGCTACCATGTTGTCGGCATCTCTATGGCGTTTATCAGGTGGGTAAAACGTCACCGTCATAGGGATTCGACCATCAGTTGATACCTTAACCTTAGACTCCAAAGTTAAAGCCCAACACGTTTGTCTGTACAGCTTTTTGTATTTGGCTTTCTTAGCCCAATGCAGGGTTGCGTTTGGGGATAATTCTTTTGGCGGCCAGGGCAGATAAATTATTTTCATAGTAGGTGTATTAATGTGGGTACAATCTATTGACATGATTTATTATATCATGCAAACTATAGTCTGATTAACTGCTAGGAAAATCAAAATGAATGTTCCATATACCACGAAGACTGGTTTAAAGATTGGCTTACGTTACCAAGAAAACGGTATCAGAATGCCTATCGATGATCCAGATATGTTGCTTTTACAAACCATGTTGATCTGCCCAAAAGAAAGACGAGAGCAAATTTTAGACAATTTAATTGTCAAAGTTTCTGTTGTTATTTTTATTGTGCTGATTTTTTCAAAGTTTATCTTTCGCTAGGAGAAGATATGAAGATTACAAATAAGTACGGTCTCCCTGAGACCATCATGAATGTTATCAAGCGTGATCCCTACACCAAGGGTAAGGCTCATCTGTCGGTGACACAGTTGATCAACAGTCCCAAGATTGTTGCGTTGACGAAGCAGTTTTATGATGAGATTGAAGTTGATGCGTCAGAGATGGTGTGGTCGTTGTTTGGCAAAGCGATACATAACATTTTAGAAGTAGGAAAAAGCGATGGTCACATTGTTGAACAAAGACTTCACAGCGAAGTTGATGGTTGGAATCTCAGCGGTGCGATTGATGTACAGATACCTAATCCAAATGGGATATCGATTCGAGATTGGAAGACTACTGGCGTATGGTCAGTTATGAATGAAAAGATTGAATGGGAATACCAATTAAATGTATATGCGTGGCTTGTTGAGAAGGTTAGGAAGATCCCTGTTACCGATTTAGGTATATCAGCGATTCTGCGTGACTGGAAAGAAAGAGAATTAAAACAGAAAGTTGATTACCCAGAAGCACCCATGAAGGAGATTCCAATTACTTTATGGACTATGGCAGAGCGAGAAGCGTTTATTAAATCTCGTATTGCATTGCATTCAGAATGTGATTTTGCGATGGAGACAGATGGCAATCTACCTGATTGCACACCTGAAGAGATGTGGGAAAAGCCAGCCGTATGGGCAGTCACAAAGATTGGTGGTAAACGTGCTCATTCCTTATATGAAACGGCAGAGCAAGCAATTGCTGCTTGTACTGAGTTAGGGGATAAGTATGAAGTGATAGAGCGTAAAGGTGAGAGAACTCGTTGTGAATCATATTGCCCAGTATCGACATGGTGCAATCAATATCAAACTTATTCAAAGGAGAAATAAAATGGATGATGATTTAAGAAATATGTTTCGAATCGGTGCAGTAGGTGTAGCAATACTTATTAGTACGATTGGTGGATGTATGTATGGGATGCCTAAATACAATGTCTATCATCAACAGATGGAAGGCGAGGCTGAATTAGCCAAAGCAAACTTCAGCAAACAAACAGCTATCCAAGAAGCCCATGCCAAGATGGAATCGGCAAAATTATTAGCTGATGCTGAAGTAATTCGTGCTGAAGGTGTGGCTAAAGCAAACAAGATTATTGGCGATTCTTTGAATAACAATGAAGCTTATTTACGTTATTTGTATATCAATAACCTTGAGCATTCACAGAATCAAATCATCTATGTCCCAACAGAAGCAAATCTACCCATATTGGAGAGAAGAAAATGAGCGCCATAGAAATGTCAAAACTGGAGTTAATTGCAGCACAAAATGCAGTCAATATGTTAAATGCAAGGGGATGTATATATACGGTAACTTTTCCAAACGGTGACGTACATACAAATATCCAAGTTCCTGAAAGGAAAAGATCATCACCCACGCAAAATTTTAAAGAATATGTAAATCCAATTTTAGATAATTTGAATATTAACGATTATATTGAAGTGCCATTTGACAAATATGATGGTTCGCAATTACAAGCAAACATTTGTGCGAGAGCGCATACAAGATGGGGTTCTAAGTCAATTATAACTTCAGTTAATAGAGAAAAAAAAGTTGTTGAAGTGATTCGTGAAAAATAAAGGAGAAGTTAATGAGTGTTTACCAAAAGCTGATTAAAGCAAGAAATATGCTTCGTAAGTTAGAGTTGAAGAAGTCAGGACATAACAAGTTTGCAGGATATAACTACTTTGAGCTTGGCGATTTTTTGCCCCATGTTCAGGCAATCTTTGAAGAGGTCGGACTATGCGATGTGATTTACTTTGACAAAGATATGGCTTATATGAATATATTTGACATAGAAGATGGATCGTTTGCATTATTTACTTCACCGATGGGTTCTGCCCAGTTAAAGGGTTGCCATGAAGTGCAGAATATTGGAGCAGTAGAGACATATCAAAGACGTTATTTGTATGTATCTGCGATGGCTATTTCTGAGCATGATGCTTTAGATGCAACTACAGGTGCAGTTGAACCAGTTAAGAAAGAAGAACCTAAACATATGCAGTTTCAGGTTGGTGAAGATAAGGTAACCTTAAAAGCTGTTCCAAGAACAGAGCCAAAAATGGTTAGAAAAATGGCTGGAGAAAAAGGCGAGTTTCAAATATCGATCCCAAATCCACCTGAAGATATCAATGACTGGATTAAGATTGTCAGAGATGCTTCTCACACATTGCTTGATTTATGTGAGAGTGATGCAGATGTAATGACTATATTCAAGAAGAACAAAGTTCTATTTGATGAAGTCAAAGTAGTTAACCCAGCATTTTTTAAAGAGATGATGGTTAAATTTACCGAAACAAAAGACAAATTTAAAAAGGAGTAGTGATGGCATATGAAAATAAACCACAGACAGGTAGTCTGTTTCCTAACACGAAGAAATCAGACAGTCATCCTGATATGAAGGGTGATGTGTATTTAGACAAGACGTTTCTAATTGACATGATGGATAAGTCAAAAGGAAATTTAGTGAAGATTTCTTTGGCAGCATGGAAGAAAGAATCATCAAAAGGGCTTAAATATTTGTCAATGACATTATCTGAGCCATACGAAAAACCTGTTAACAATAACCCTTGGGAGTAATCATGACTGAAAAACGTAGAGGTAGAAAGCCTGTATCAAAAAATAAACCTAAAACACTTATTGCTCCACTAGGAATTGCTCATCATGCAAGACAATTGTTAAGAGATATGCAAAAAGAAGTTCCAATTAATAAAGAAACATTTAATCAAGCAATTGAAAAAATGATGAGTGAAGAAAAAAAAGTTGATTGGGAAGAACTGGCTAAGAAACAAGAGAATCAAATGCAAGTATTGCGTTTGGAAAACGAAGACCTTGCCAAGATTTGTGTGGATCGTTGGGAAAAGATTCAAGACAAAGAAAAGATTATTAAATACTTGGAGGGCAGAATTGAAAACCTTACAATTCGAAGCCGTTAAAGTTGCTCTCAAGCAAGATAAGACTGGCTACGTTTTAACATTGTCTATGCATCCTGACGAGATTCCTGAAGACCTGATGCGTGACTATGTTGGGGCAAGATATCAATGTGTCCTAGTCAGGCTAGATGGCAATGAGCAGCCAATGGATAAAGCAGAAGAGTTTGCTGGTGATCGTGCAATACGGATTGCTGGCTTGCTTGGAAGAGATCCAATATTTTGGAAATATCTGTATGCCGAAGAACAGATTTTTGACGAAGACGGTGAAGAAGCGGTTGAATACATTCGTAATTATCTGAACATCCAGTCAAGAGCAGAGCTGAAATCAAATAGAGAAGCACAGGTATTATTAGACAAACTTTATAGAGAGTACCAAACATGGACACAAAAAAATTAGTACCGTACTCAGTTTATCTGCCGCTTGAGCATCATACAAAGTTAAAAGAATTGGCAAAGGAGCGTAAAGCGTCTGAGCTAATTCGTGATGCAATTGGAATGTTGGTAGATGGAACTGACGTATTTAGAACTGGTTACAACAAAGGTATCAAAGATGCAGCCAAAATAATTTACGACTGCGAGGAAGCCCAGATGATTGCCATCAAAGGCAAAGACTTGGGCGTTGTGTTATCAGATCGAATCAAAGAGTTGGAGGTCAAATGAATATCAAGCTACACCCAATGAGCATGATTAAGAAAGAAGAATGGATTATTTTGCGTTTATTATATTTAATGATGTCGCTTGATCCTACGATGGTGCGTGTCAAGGATGTTGAGCGATCTATTAAGTATATAGATAAGAAATACAGAAACATTGAAGGATTTTCTATTGTCCAGGCGTTTAATCTTTTGAAGCAAGAACATGGCAAAGAGAATACATTTAACGATATTGGTATTACTTTGATTAATAATCTGCAAAAACAAGTTGATGTTCATCGTGAGTATATTGACGAAGAACAGAAAGAGTTTATGCAGCGTAGAGTGTTTGGTGTGCAATACCATCCACAATCTTCAAAGAGTGCCATTGTGCAAGACATCATTGATGCAGAAAACATGAGATTGGGAACTGAAAATGGACAATAGAGAATTTATCAACAAGGTGTTAGAAGAAGATCGTAAAAAAGAAACTGATCCATCGAGGATTATTGCACTTGAAATCTTTAATTTACTAGCACCCAAGGCGGATCAAGAAGCCAGCGTGATTTTAGCTGGCGTATCGATGGTATTAGCTACGATGGCAGTTGAGATGGGCATTGAAGAAGAGAAAGCCATTTATGCGTTTAGAAGGTCGTATGGCAATGCTCACAGACGTTTAAAACAATTAATCAAACAGGTGCACTAATGTATATTGCTAATGCAACAATTGAAAGCACAATGCTTGGCATAGAAGATCATGGAATTATGTCATTTAGTTTAACGCTTACATATGGTGGTGGCTATGGACAAGGCTTTGGTGGATATGCTTTAGATGGCAAAGGTGGAGAACAAGGACATGCCAAGAGCATTCTATGTATTCGAAAGATTATTGAAACAGTTGGTGTTGAAAAATGGGAAGATTTGCGAGGTAAATATATTCGAATAAAAAAATCATCCGAACATACAGGCACTATTGATGAAATAGGAAACATTATGGATGAAAAATGGTTCAACATTAAGGAGTTTTGGCAATGACAGAAAAAATGAAAACATTTCCACAAAGAGTAAGTACAGAATATCAATATCAAGTTGAACATGGCATGGATTTAAGGGATTACTTTGCTGCTAAAGCTATGCAAAAAATGATATGGGAAAAAGGTCAAGACCTAGAAAATGCAAAAGATTGTTATGCAATAGCAGATGCCATGATGAAAGCAAGACAAAATGACTGAACAAGATAAAGAATACGCAAGATTGTTGGCATCATTGTTTGCCATGAATGGATTACTGTCACATGGCGGTGTCAAATTGGCCACACCAGAAACAATTGCAGTTGCTTCTGTCGAGTATGGCGATGCAGTATTAGAGGCTTTGGATCCAAAAGAAACAGTTGGTCTGCCGCCAATTAAGAGGAGAAGAAAGAATGAATGAGCGAAGATACTGTTCGTCATGTGTATCGTACCAGCCAGTTGAAGGAGGAATGATTGTTGAAACTGCCAGTAAATCAGTTCGTAGATGGAAATGTGCGACCTGTATTAAACGAGTGAGCGAAAGAAAACTTCAGTCAAAAACAAAGAAAGGGGTTGAGAAATGACAGCAAATGAATTAATAGATAAGTTAGAAAGTGTAAGTATTAGATTGTTAGGTAAAGAAACTGAACAAGTAGGTAGGGCTATTATTCTTTACAGAGAATCAGCCATCATGCTACGTCAACAAGAAGCTGAATTGACTGAAGCAGGACATATGATTGGTGTATTACGAGAAGAAATTAGTTTGTTGAAAGAAGAAATAGAAGTGTTGAAACCAT